TAGATAAACCCGCACACAAAAGGAGCCAACCATGAGTGCAATTTGCGTAAAGAACGGTACATACCGTAACAAACCCGTCCGTAATCAAGAATTTGTTCTTGTTAGCGGTTTTCAAACTGGTGCAAAAGGTAACTATGTTACAGTCAAAAATAATGGCACCTTTCCAAACTGCCCTGATACAATCCGTATTAGTGTAGACAACATTTCTGACATAGAGTATACTAACGGTATGACAAAAGACAATACAGTACATTTTGAGAAACAAGTGCTAGTCGCAGAATCTGACGAGGAAGCGATGAACCGTATCCGCGAGCGTTTTGACATTCTTACAGAAATGACCAAAGCCACTGTGAGCGGCGACATCCGTGCAATGATTGTTAGTGGCCCTCCAGGCGTTGGCAAATCCTTTGGCGTTGAGACTGAGATTGAAAAGGCTTGTTTGTTTGACAAACTGGCAGGCAAACGTCTCCGTGCTGAGGTTGTTAAAGGTAGTGCCACCCCAATTGGCCTGTTCCAGACACTTTACAAATACTCAGATGAGAATTGTGTCATTGTGTTTGACGACTGTGACAGTATTCTGCTCGACGACGTGGCTCTTAACCTGCTGAAAGGTGCTCTTGACTCGGGCAAGAAACGTACCATTTCATGGTTGAGTGAGAGCAGTGCCTTGCGCCGTGAAGGTATCCCAGATCGTTTCGAGTTCAAAGGCTCAGTAATCTTTATTACTAACCTTAAATTTGATCAGATGAAGTCGCAAAAATTGCGTGACCACTTGGATGCATTGCAATCACGCTGTCACTATTTGGACTTGACACTTGACTCACAGCGTGACAAGTTGTTGCGTATCAAACAGATTGCCAAAGATGGTGTGCTGTTCCAGGACTACGAGTTTGACGAGGCTGTGCAAGACGACATTATTGACTTTATGTTGGTGAACAAGGATCGTTTGCGTGAACTCAGTTTGCGTATGGCCCTCAAGATTGCAGACTTGCGCAAGATGTCAGTTGTAAACTGGAAGCGCCTGGCAGAAACAACTTGTATGAAGAGTGCCTAATATGGCCTGGATAGGTGTTTTAATGTTGTTAATGTTAGGACACCTTGGCTGGTCCGTATTTTTAGCAATCATAATTTTGGTTTTTGGAGACTGATATGTACGAAATTTATGAAGGTGACTTTTTGTTGTTCACAACCGATGACATTGAAGAAGTAGAATACTATCGAATCGAAGGTTACATTGTAAGAAAGATCAGTGTTTAAAAATGAAAATTGGTCTAAGTTATAGTCGTTGTGTTCGAGACATTGTCGATGGTCGAGTCAACATTAGTGATGTGTTGGTCATCATTGCTCGCACAGATTTTGATCCCAGAGTTGATGAACAGTGGGCAGGCATTTGGGCAGGCTATCATGACCCTTATGGGTTGAGCCGCCCAGAATGGGCCGCTTACCCAGATGAGGATGAAGATCGTTTTCGTGATGTAAGTATTGAACTTTGGGAAACTGGTCGACTGCATCAGCCCAGACAGTTTGGCACTCATCCCAGACGCTTGCCTTACATCTGGTTGGAGACTGTGGTTGCCAATGAAGACTTGGAAAACTCTCCAGCGGTGAAAAATGCCTGGGATCAGTTTCAATTGATAGCCGGACTTACTTCAACAAAATTAGATCCGCACAACGGTTAAAGTTTCCCTGGGCATTGGTTGGCTCCGGCCAGGGTTTTATGGCAGGTACCCTTAAAAAAGGTACCTGTCTTTTTGACTTCTTGCATGAATAAGTATATACTGCTACTATGCCTCAACATCTTGTTATCCGTTTAGGCCAAGACGGAGATCTAACACTTCAATTCAAAATACGTTCGACACCTGTAGCACAACTATGGGTTGAGCGTATGCAGAGTCGCGGACAATACCCCTTGGATCACCCCGACAGATTTTACGGATTCGGCACCCTGGCTCAAGAGCAACAACGAGCAGTGGAGTATATTCAAACATGTATTGTCACAATAAACGCACATGAAACATTAATACATAGACCGTTTGAATACACACAAGATTGTCTCAATTATTTGCACAACATATTTGAACAACATCATGGATTGCTGGATCAACAGCACAGTGATTATTGGTCACGTGCTCCTGACACAGTTAGACGAGCCCTGGCAGACCTAAACTTGGCTGTGCATAGATGTGAAAGTGTGGCCCATGGCACCAGTCCAAGATTGGTTTGTACTTGGTATGGCATGCCCAAGACACAACAGTTATCTTTAGACTTGCAAGATCAATGCTGTGATCAGCAAGTGAAATTTGGCACAGTGTATCTCAACTACTGTGAAATTGGAAAGACTGCCGAGGATTTGGCCAACGATGACGATAAGTACATTGGCGATGATGCATTCCGGCCATTCAGTCATTACAGTGCCGATTTCAATGTGCAATTTTACGATCTGGATCTAGTGCCGCGGTATGGCAAAATACAAAATTATATTGATCAACACCGCGACTTTTTCCTTGCTCGCGGCATCACAAGTGTGTATAATACACAGGCACGACCTGCGAGATTACCAGTTGCAGATTTAGTTTATGATGGCAACCAACAACAATTACTCGCCCAAATTGCTGAACGGCAATGGGTACAACAAGTGACAATAAAATGAAACGATGCACAATACAAATTAAGGATGAAGTAAACATCAAACTAGAAGGACTAGATTTGGATGTGCGCAAGGCACTTGTAAACGCTTTTAAATACGAAAACCCTGCCGCTCGTTACATGCCAGCAGTGCGACTAGGACGTTGGGATGGCAAGGTTGCATACTTCCAGTTGGGTGGATCAACTTACACAAACCTGTTGCCTGAGATCATTCCTATACTTGAAAAGTTTGATTACGATATTGAACTGGATGATCAAAGAGATTATTCAACCAAGTTTGAGTTTGAACAAGTGCGTGAAGACTCATTTGCACATGTGACCTGGCCCAAAGGACATCCTGCCGCAGGTGAACCCATTATGATGCGGGATTACCAAGTTGAGATTGTGAACAACTTCTTGACCAATCCTCAATGTTTGCAAGAAGTTGCAACAGGCGCTGGTAAAACAATCATGACGGCGGCCTTATCAAATGCAGTAGCACCGTATGGACGAAGCATTGTGATTGTGCCTAACAAGAGTTTGGTCACCCAAACAGAAAAAGACTACATCAACATGCAACAAGATGTGGGTGTGTACTTTGGCGATAGAAAAGAATATGGACGCACTCACACAATTTGTACTTGGCAAAGTCTAAACATACTATTAAAGAACACCAAGGCCGGCGTAGGTGATTGTACTATTGGCGAGTTCTTGGAAGATGTGGTATGCGTTATTGTAGACGAAGTACACATGGCCAAAGCAGATGCACTCAAAACTCTGTTGACAGGTGTGATGTCGAGAGTGCCAATTCGCTGGGGTTTGACTGGAACCATTCCCAAAGAGAAGTTTGAAAGCCAAGCCCTACTGGTGGGACTGGGTCCTGTGGTGGGTCGCTTGAGTGCCAACGAACTGCAACAGCAAGGGGTATTGGCCAACTGTCATGTGAACATTGTGCAACTGGTGGATCATGTGGAGTATAAAGAGTATCAATCGGAACTTAAATACCTGCTTGAAGAGTCGGGCAGATTGGACACCATGGCCGAACTCATAAGAAAAGTAAATGAAACAGGCAACACCTTGGTCTTGGTAGACAGAGTTGCCGCTGGCAATGAATTGGTTGCTCGCTTGGGAGACAAAGCAGTGTTTGTGTCAGGAGCAACAAAAGGGACAAAAAGGCAGGAAGAATATGATCAAATTGCAGACTCAACAGACAAAATCATTGTGGCCACATATGGTGTGGCTGCTGTGGGCATTAATATACCTAGGATCTTTAACTTGGTTTTGGTCGAACCTGGAAAGAGTTTTGTTAGGGTTATACAGAGTATTGGCCGGGGCATTCGCAAAGCAGAAGACAAAGATCATGTACAGATCTGGGACATCACCTCAACCTGCAAGTTTGCCAAGCGACATCTGACCAAACGCAAACAGTTCTACCGAGAAGCCAACTATCCTTTCACAGCAGAAAAATTAGAATGGATGAAGATTGCTTGACTTTTCAATCACAATCCTGTAACATACAACTATGAGAATACTAACACTGGACAACACCTACTACGATCTAAATCAACTGCCCGAAGAAGTTGATGACATGCGTTTTGCTATACTAGACAATTCAAATCCAGCAGAACCTGACTATCATTTTATTCCGCTAATCTTTTTAGAATCGTTTAATGCTCCTGCTCTGGTGTTGCGTATTGGAACACAAACAATCAAAATGCCCATGGACTGGCAGATCTTGATTGGAGAACCCGATATTGGTGATCTAGAAGTGCTACCATTAACATCAATCAATGATAGAGGCTTTAGAGTATTTCAATTCAATCCACTCAGCAGTTACAGGCCCTCCTTCCCAGATATAGAAATACTAGATGTGTATCATGAAGTCAACTGGTATGCACCCAAACTCAAGAACGGGCAAATGTTAGCCGTGCCCTTGAACAATGAACCAGAACCTGACTGTGTTTACTTTGTGAAAGATGTCAGTCGCAACTGTGAGATTGTGGACTACAACAAGGCGTGGTAGGCAATGGGACAACTCAAACCAGGTGCAACATACATCTACGAGCGTGCCAATGGCGTTGTGTATGCACGAGAGTCGGGTGCTGATCCCGGTACAAGATTTGAAGTGGGATATGAGTATGATCCCATAACAGGACACCGCATAGACCATGATGCAAGAACAAGTGATGGCAGGCCATTGTTTGAACACATACAAGAAAACAAGTTGTGGAGTGAGATTCGGCGTGAGGCACGGACCAACCCCACTTTACAAGATGCACTGGATCATGCTATAATGATCTATCGACTGACCAAAACACATGAGTGATAAACTAAACATTGCCAATGAAATGCGCATGTTCGATCGCAAGGTTAGATCATTCTACGACGACTTGACCCCAGAAGAGCGCAAGAAGTTTTCAAACTATCTCATGATACGTTGGGGAAGTTCAGTAGAAGGCTCAAGAGAACTGCAAGAGTTTTATGTTATTGCATGCAACGAGCGCCTGAACAAACATTTCTTTGATGTGGCCAAACATCCTAAATTACACTGGCTCATGGCCACAAGTGTGAGTCCTGGAATGGGCACACCACGACATCCTTGGATCGCTCCCCGGAAGAAAGAAGCAGGACTCAGTGCCAAACGCAAAGCACTTGTGGCCATGTATCCCACATACAAAGATGACGAGATAGATGTCATGGCACAAATAACAACTCAAAAAGAAATAGACGCATACAACCGAGCCGCAGGCAACGACAAGAAATGACATTCACGTGTGAGTATTGCAAGAAAACATTCATGAAAGAATCAAGCCTGTTGGTGCATTCTTGTGAACCCAAGCGCAGAAGACTGGCTCGAGATGAAGCAGGTGTACGCATGGGTTTCCAAGCCTACATCAAGTTCTATGAAACCATGCAAGGCTCAGCCCGGAACAAAACACATGATGACTTTTGTGATTCACCGTACTACCGGGCATTTGTGAAATTTGGAAACTATTGTGTAAACACCCATGTGATTGCACCGGCACGTTTCATGACCTGGTTGCTGAAAGCACAAAAGAAGATTGATCACTGGTGCAGTGACAATATCTACACAGAGTACTTGATAGAGTACCTGCGTGTGGAAGCAGTAGATGATGCACTGGCTCGGGCAATAGAACACAGCATACGTTGGGCAGAAGAAACAGGCAACCCCCCGCATGACTGGATGCGCTATGGCAACACCAATACATTATGCTATGCTGTCACAGCCGGACGTATAAGTCCTTGGGTAATTTATAATTCCGAGTCTGGACAAAAGTTCCTAAGCGAACTGAGCACAGAACAAGTGGCCATGGTTTGGCCTTACATTGATAGTGACGCCTGGCAAAAGAAGTTTACGAACTACCCAGCGGATCAAGAGTATGTGAAAGATATATTGAACAAGGCAGGATGGTAATGAGTGCTGATATAGATTTAGATTTTGCCGACAGGGAAACTGTGTTGCGATTGATTCAGCATGTGCCTGCACGACAAAGCAATGGACGAAAGCACAACTCAGGTATCTATGTAACAGACATTCCTCAGGATCCTGTGAATCAGTGTGCCGCAATAGATTACGAAGAAGCAGAACAACGTGGTTATTTTAAACTGGATTTCCTGAACATGAGTGTGTATCAGTTGGTTCGAGATCCTGCACACTATGAAGCAATGCTCACAGCCACACCACCTTGGCAACGACTGTGGACAGATCATGCCTGGGCCAGTCAACTGGTACACGTAGGCAACTATACAGACCTACTACGAGTAATGAAACCAGATTCTATACCCAGGATGGCTGCCTTTATTTCAATTATTCGTCCGGGCAAAGCACACTTACAAACCCGTTCCTGGTCGGAAGTGTTTGCTAGTGTATGGGATGGCGATAGTTCGCAAGGTTACACATTTAAAAAAGCACATGCGATCAGTTATGCGGCCTTGGTAGCCTTACACATGAATTTGTTGAACTCTGGGCAATAATATTTCATGTGCAAAACGCTGATGCATTTCGTCTCTAGGATGTGCATCACCATTTGATTTGTCGTCCCAAGCAAATTCACATATGGTATCTTGCTTGTTATTGACAAAAATCCAATTAGAAAAATCAAAGTTTTTAAATATTGATTGTTCCTTGCACACCCAGCCGAGATTGTATTCGCCTACTGATATATCTGGATATTGTTTGGTAGTATCCCAATAGTTTATAAAACTAGTAAACAAGAACTTGTAGCCATGTTGTTTGAGATAGGATTCTAACATAATAAAATATCTTAAACTTTGCATACAAAGGTCTATAGGATCAGTGATTTTGTAAAGATGTTCAAATATATTTCGACTGATATTGTAATTTTTCCAACTGCCAGCCATTCCGCCGCTGTTGATCCAGTGACCCACACTATCAGTTTTGCAACAAGAATACTCACCAAACTTGATATGTTGATACCAATCTTGACTTATTGGTACGTCAATCCGTGTTGGTCCAGACCACATGACAATTACCAAGGTTTCTTTTGGGACAAATTGATTTGCTTCAAGACAGTCGATTGTGCTGTGACAGATATAATCATTGCCCACACCTGAACCGGCCAAGTTTATGTGATTTGGTGCCGCTATCTCTTCGGCTAGATATGTAGCCCAGGTCTTTATTATTCCATCAGGGTGGTCAATATACTCGGTAAATGAGCATCCGTTGGCAATAAAGTTTTTGATCATTGAAACTTCCTTATGGCCGGTAATACAATTTCTCGAGCAAATCGTTGATGAGTATCCGGACTGGGATGGGCATCATCTCTGTTGCGTATGTCATCCAGCGCAAACTCTCCAAAACAATCTCGGTTGTCGTTAATAAAAACCCAATTGGAAAAATCAAATTTTTTGTACAGTGGCATGTCCTTACAGTAATATCCAATATTGGGATCGACTTCGGTGGTCGGACAATACTCTTGATCCTCATGCCAATAGTTGGCATAACTGGTAAAAATATATGGATATCCTCGGGCACGGAGATAGTGTTCTAGCAAGATAAAATTTTGCAAACTGTCCACACATAAACTTCTATTATCGTTAGTTTTACACAAATTTTCAAGTACAGGAACATTGCCCGAACTGCCAGTGTGAATCCAATTTGAAATTCCATCAGATGAGACAAAACTAAATGTATCTCTGATGTGTTTGTACCATTCATTGGATACTGGTACATCAATACGACTGGTACCAGACCACATGATAATCACTAGCATTTTTTCAGGATCACCATGTGATTCAAGATAATTTAAAGTTCGTTGACAAATATAAGTATTGCCCGCACCGCTACTGGCAAGATTAATTGCAGGTATATCTAAATGTGTTGCCCATGTTTTGCCTTGAGTAAATGAACAGCCACTTGCTACCAGTTGATCAATCAATCCATTCTCCGCACAAGTGTAATTGATTTGCGTTTGCTTTTTTTGCGTACTATGTCCAGCAAACTGCAAGCAGGACCATGCAAGATTTCAAGATCTTTGTTGACAAAAGTTCGCAAGGTATAACGGAACTGTTCCCAGTCTTTGCGTAAAAAGATGTTTATGGGGATTGATCTATTGCTTTCCCACCACCAAGTGCTGGCCAATTCCAGGAACAATATCTTGGATTCTTGGTCCAAGATGCTGCCAAAGTCGTAGATGGTGGTAACGATCTCGTCCCTGTTTTGTACCACACCCACATATTCTGCATTGGCATAAACGCACAATGTTATGAAGGGATATTTTTCTGTCAATTTTTCAAAGATATTGTTACCCATAAATACTTGCTGAGGATCCTATGTATTCAACCACCGTTTACTTATACCAACAA